GCCCAGCACACCGGCTTGCGTCAGTTGCATCCGCAGGCCCACGGTGATGCGGTCACCCGCGCTCTTCGACAGTTCATCGCGGACGTGGATCAGGCTCGATGAGGTCGAACCCATGAATTTATCCGCCTTCGTTTCTTTCAACGCATCGACAAAAAGTTTCTTTGCCCACGCCTTGACTGTCAACGGATCGTTGACCAGGAAACTGGTATCAGCCATTTCGTTTGCTCCAATGTGGTTGTGAGAAAAGTTCCCATCACTCGCGCCTGATGGAAGCGATCCTCACCTTCACGTCGGTGAGCAAACGATCTGGGCCTTTACGCCACCCCGGCGATCTCCCTGCTGTCCAGCAACCCCGGCTTACTAGGTAAGCCCACTACCAAGCAACCTAGCCGCCCATCGCGGCCTTGAAATCCTCGTCACTCATCCGCGCCAACTGCGATGGACTCATGTTGGCGATTTGTCTGACACTGTACTTGCCCCGCCCCGACCCGCCGCCACTGGGCTTCGCTGCCCGGTGGCCCTGCTCGTGCATCGCGTCGGCGTCCACCGCCCGTGGCTGATAGCCCATCGCCTGCGCCATCGCATAGGCCATCGTCGCCGGGTCTTGCCCTCGCTGCACCCACTGCGCCGCCATGTTCCGCGCATCGTTCACCGCGATCCCCCGCGCCTGCTCTTCATCCCACCCCGCCGCGCTCAACTCCTTCGTTCGCCGGTTCACCGCAAAGGTCAGCGCATCCTGGTAGTCGGGATGCTGCGTGCGGAACTGCTCCTCGCTGCCCGTCACCCGATGCACAAACTGTTGTACCGCCGCCGCCTGCTGCGACTCTGCTGCATACCGCTGCTGCGCCTGCCAGTTGGCCTGGTCGCGCTCCCACTGCTGCCGCCGCAGGGCCTGGATCTCGGCCTGCGTCTGATCGGCCTGGTGCGCCATGTAGCCAATCGGGTCTTGCTCCTTGTCCGGCGGCGGTCGCCGGGTCTGCGCCTCCAGTACCTGCTGCATCCTGGCTTGCGCTACCTGCCACTCCTGGTCGCGCTGGGCCTGGATCTGGAGGAACTGCTGCAACTGCGCGTCCTTGGCCTTGGCCTCCGCCTCCCACTGCCGCCGCTCTGCCCGTAGCCGGGTCACTGCCCCTACGGCAACGACCGGATCTTCCCGCTTCCCACTCTCGTGGTCATCATCATGCTCTGCTGTCGCCGGGGACTGGCCCTCGACGGTCGGTGCTTCCGGTGAAGTTACCTTCACCTCCTCGGTTGTGGGCGGATTCGCCGCCGCTGCGATCTCACTCAACATGCTGTCTCCTCATTGCATAGCTGGCGGCTGCGGCTGGATCTGCGCGGCCTGTAGCGCCTGCGCCGACTTCACCAGTTCCACCCGCTGCTTCTGCTGCTCGCCCTGTACCTTCAGGCCCTGCAATTCCATCGCCATCCGATGCTCCTCGGCCTTCCACTGCGCCTGCTGCTGCGCCATCTGCAAGTCCAGTTGCTTCAGTTGCATCTCCATCTGCTTCATCTGCTGCTGGGCCTGCATCGTCGCCTGTTCTGCCTGCAACTCCAGTTGCTTCAACTGGATGTCCGCCTGGGCTTTCACTTGCGCGGTCTGCGCCTTCGACGCCTCGCCCTGCGCTACCGCCTGCGCCATCTGCACCTGCGGATCGCCCTGGCCCTGCTTCTGCGCCGCCTGCTGCTTCGCTGCATTGATCTGCTTCTTCCAGCTTTCCGCCAGGCCCGACGGGATCGGCGCGTAGTCCAGCGCCTCTTCCGGCACCGGCCCACCGGCCTGCATGACCATCGGGCTGATTTTCATCAGCGCCTCGAAGGTCTTCGCCTTCATGTCCTTGCTGGTCGGGGCAACGTCGACGATCACGTCGTACTCCAGCACCCCGCGCTGCTTCAGGAACGGTTCGTACTTCTCGCCCAGCGGACCCGCCACCATCACCAGGCGACCGTCGGCCATGTACTCGATCAGGAAGTGCGCCAGCAGGCGTCCCTGCTGCTTGCGGTACTGCCTGAGAGCGTCGAACAACGTCGCCACGTTGCCCATTCCGGCGTTCGACCGCGCCTCCTCGACCACCCCCGGCTGCATCCTCTCGGTCATCCCCAGTTGCTCCAGCGGGATGCCGCTCGCGTCGCGGATCGAGGACACCGAGAAGGTCAGCAAATCCTCGATGGATTTGGGGTATTGGGGAACGGGTTTGGGGATAATCTTCCCGCCCGAGATCGCACCGGCATTGACCGCCACCACGCCATCGGTCTTGGCCCAGTTGTTCTCCAGTTCCTTGATGTCGTTGACCGCGCCCTCCTCGACCAATATGCCGCCTTTCGCGTTCGTATTTATGATATGCAACAACTGACTGAGCATCTTGTTGGCGTATCTCTGGGGGTCTTCCATCACCTTGACCACGCCGAAAAACGTCCCCGTGGCGTGGTCCCTGTAGCCGGTGATCGCGTTGTACACAAACTCGTACTGGCAGGGCGCGTCCGACACTTCCAGAAGCTGCTTGCCGAGCAGAAAAGCCTGCTTGTAGACCACCTTGGTCCGCCGCTTGCCGAGCAGTGGCTTGCCCAGTTGCAAGCTGCGCTCCTGCGCGATCTGGTACTCCTCGTCCGATAGCTCCATATCGGGCGGTTTCTTCGGCCGTGGCGGGGGCGGCGGTGGGCCTGGCGGCATCCCCGGCGGCGGTCCACCCATGCCCATTGGCGGCGCTCCTCCCGGTGGCCCCGGTGGGCGCATCCCGCCCATTGGCGGCGGCGGCATTCCTGGCGGTCCCGGCGGTGGTCCGCCCAGCGGCGGTCCCATCGGGTTTGGCTGGCTCATCGGGGGCCGCATTCCTGGGGGTCCGCCCATAGGCGGCGGTGGGCCAGGAGGTGGCATACCGGGCGGCAACGCGCCTTGCGGTGGCCGCATTCCCGGCTGCATTCCGGGCGGGGGCGGTCCCGGCGGCATCCCCGGCGGGGGCATTCCGGGTGGCATTCCGCCCATCATGGGCGGCGGCTCCGGCGGCCCCGGCACCATCCACACCGTCTTCGGTTCCTTCCAGCAGTAGTGGATGATCAGCCGCGTCCCGTCCGGCGCAGCGTCCACCGCGCTCTTCTCGTACCACGGCGCTCTGCTGGCATCGTGCGGCGTCGTGTCCGGCAGGCCGTCCACCTGACCGCCAATCAACTCCGCATCCGGCCACCGGCCCTTGATCTTATCGTCATCCAGCCAGTCGTCGCAGGAGACCCACTTCATGTCCGACAAGTTGCGCTTGATCGCCGCCGGGTCGTAATGAAAGGCGAACGGGTCTCTGCGCGGCACCTCGATCATGCCCTCCGGGTTGACGCAGTAGTCCATCTTGGTCTCCGTCCACCCGTACCCGCAGATGACGGCGTCCCTGAATGCGTCGCTCTCCTCATCCTCTGCATCGCACTGCTGCCGCGCCCACTTCGCGCCCTCGGTCAACAGGTCATTCTTGCCCGAGTCGTCTATCGTCCTCGGCTTGTATTGGACTTCCTGCCGGTTGTTGGCCTCCGAGCCGCAGATGGCGTTCACCATGACGCTGATCCGGTTGAAACTCACGCACGGCTTGCGCTGCTCCTTATGCGCCGCCTCGTCCTCCGCTGTCCACTGCTCACCGGCCACCATCGCATACCAGGTCTCCGCTTTCTTGCGCCACTCCGCAAGGTGCGTCTGCGACTGCTTGCGCCGCTCCAGGATCTCCTCGACCAGATCCTCGTCGTCGCTGGGCGACTCGTCTACCGGTTCTTCCGAGAGCATCTCAGTTGCTCCTCAACTCCGTCAGCGCACTGTCCGCCGCCATCCGCTCAGTCAGGCTCACCTCGTCGGTAGAGGCCATCCGCTTCATCATCTCTTCGTAGTGCAGGTCGGCAAGGTGCCACGCCCTCTGCACCATCGTCTCTGCATCAGTCCAAATCTCGGTATCCGCCGCCGTGATCGCCACCAGCAACCGCTCCGCCAGGCCCGATACGAACTCCCGCCGCGCCCTCTTGATCGCCCGGTCGCTGACCGAGGTATCGATCAGCTTCGCCTCGCCGTTGTATCTACTTCGCGCTTCGCCCACTGGGCACCTCGTCTTCAGGGATGGTGATGATCAACAGGTCCAGCGCAGTGTCCAGTTCCTCGCCATCGAGCGCCCAGCGCCCATCGACCCGCCCGTCGCACCTGACGTACAGCCTCTCGTTCACCGACCCGTCACTGTTCCTGACCTGGTCGCGCAGATACCGATACCGCTTGGCGTCCTTGTCTATCGTCTCCACGTCGCTCCGCGCTTCCGGCGCATTACCCTTCGCGTCCCGGCTGCGCTTCTCAGCATCCGCCTCGTCCTTGATCACCTGTTGCCTCGCCGTCGCCATCGCTATCTCCCGTATCGAGTTGCCCGTCTGTGCTTCAGCACCGCATCGTCCATCCGCAGCGCGTAGCGCCCACCACGGGGCTGGCTGTCGTCTGCATTCAGGATATACACATACTCCTCGCGCCGCTCCTGCCCCGCAGCATCAGTCACCCGCAAGTCCACCGTCTCCACGTTCCGCACCACAGTGATCACCGCCGCCATCGGCACCCCTTCCGCAGGCACCGTCATCGGTGCCCCGTCCGAGTCGTACACCGGCTGGCCGTTCGACCGGTGGAAGAATTGCAGGGGATCACCGACGTTCACTTCTTCCACGCCTCCGCCACCGCCTGCTCCAGCACCTTGACCTGGGCCATCAGCACGTCAGTGTCGGTGCGGATATGCTCCAGCTTCGTACCCAGCGCGTCGAGATCGCGCTGCATCGCGTCGATCCTCTGCACCGTCCGCAGCAGCGCCGCATCGCGCCCCTGCGCCTCTACCTCATCCCGGTTGTCTATCGTCATTTCTCCACCTTCGCCGCAAAGGCATCAAACCGCTGGCGCAACGCATCCACGTCGTGCCAGATGCGCGATAGCCGCGAGTCATGCTCGACCTGCACCGACTTCATCACCAGCATCTGCTGCTCCAGCCCGCGCAGCTTCTCGTCGCGCTCCACCTGGTCCCGGTCGTCTATCGTCATCCTGCCTCCATGCGACATGCCGTCGCGCATCGTTGCCTCGACCCGCCTCATCGCCTTCCATCGCCCGTATTCAACGTCCACCTCTTTCACGTCTTCGCCATCTTCCGCAGGGTCTCGGCACTACGCACCCGCGCCTTGATCTCCACCGGCTTACCCTTCGCCATCACTACCTGCTTCTGCGCCCAGCGGTGCGGCTGATAGCCCCAATGCTCGACGTGGCAGAGCTTGCAGACCGGGGCTTTCATGCCGCCCACGCACTGGGTTCAGCCTTGCGCTTGTAGCGGTCCTCCGAGCGCGAGCTTGACTCCCTCGGCCAGATCAGATCGAGGTCCGGTTCGGCGATCCGCGCCAGCGAGTCCATCATGTCGTCGTGCTGCGAGACGGGGAAGGCGCAGTACTCCTGCTCGATGAAGTCACCCACCAGGTCTCTGACGATCCCCTCGTAGTCGGTGTAGTTCAGCGTCTGCGGCAGGTACACCCGGCCCTGCTCAAACAGCGGTATCAGCCGCCTGATCCTGTCGTTCTTAGGTGACTTGCCTGCGACGGGAGTGATGTCGAACCTGTAGTTCTGCGCTTCCTGCACGGTCTTGATATGCGCCACGTCGGCCATCGCACCGTAGCTCTCGTAGCGGACCTGCATCGGTCGCCACTTGCGGTGCAGGCGCATCAGTGCGCTGGCCCGTTCGGTGAGGTTCAACCGGTCGCGGATGATGTCCAATGCGTACATGTTGCGGTCTGCGGCGAGGCCGATGACCCACATGCTGGTGTAGTCGCTCGACCTGCGCTTGCTGTTGGCGGCGTCGACCAGCAGCACCTTGTTCATCCCCTCGCCGCTGCGGTTGTCGTAGTGCCGCAACCATTCCCTTTTGAACCCTTGCGTCGTGTCGTGCAATGGGTCTTGCATAATCTGGCAGGAGAAGGTGTACGGCCCGAGGTCTTGCCGCTTCTCGCGCAGCTGCTCTGTGGTCCAGATGGCGGGGTCACCATCGAGCGTGCCGTCCGAGGTCGCCAGGCGCATTCGTAGGGTCGCTGTGCCCCGTTGCAGGATGGTGGCGTAGCTGTCCGAGCCGTGGTAGCGCGTGCCGATGAACCTGCGCTTGCCGGTCTCGGAGCCGAGGTTGTAGCTGAGTTCCAATGCCTCGGTGGTCTTCTGCATCATGTCGGGCGTGGTGACCGAGCTTTGGGTCACCACGTCGTCGTAGACCATCAGCGTGTAGTGGCGTCCGGTGGGTTGGCCGTCGACCAGGCCGTGGGCCTCGATGGTGGACTCCTTCGGGTTGCCCTTGCGCTTGACGATGAGGCCGTCGTCCTCGGACCACTTGGGAGCGTCCCTCGCCGGGTCGGTGTAGAGGATATCGGGGAAGAGGCCGCGCAGCACTGCGTTGCTCTCGAATTCCCGCTTGATCTGGCGTAAGAATCCTTTGGCTATCGGGCGGGTGTGACTGAGGATGCCGACGGTGATCTCCGGGTCGTTGAGGACATCCTGGATGGTGAGCGCGAAGGTGATGATGCTGGACTTGTAGTGGCCTCTGCTCCAGAGGTCGAGGTGATCGTCGGGATCAGTCTGTACTTCCCGGCAGCGGTCCAGAATCCACTGGTGTTGTGCGTCCGGCCGGTTCAGCAGGTATCTCAGCAGGTAGTACAGATCGTTCTGTGCCAGCCACCGCAGGGTGGCGTGTTGCTCTGCCGAGGACAGTGCCTGCAATGAACGATGCAGCGTCGAATACTGCGCCAGGGTGGTCGGCAGGATCACTGGGTGCAACCTTGCCGACCAGGTGACCGACTTCCGCTACCAGGCGCAGGTACTCGCCGGGGTCGCGTTGGGCCAACTTCCTGAATGAGGCCTTGCCCGACTTTTGCCAATCCTCCAGGCAGTCCTGGAGGAAGGCGGTCGCGATATGTTGCCGTGCGCCGACCGGTCTGCCGTTGGGGTTCCCCGACTGGCCCGGTTGCCACGCTGGGCCGAGGTTCTTGATGCCGGTGTTGGGGCGGTGTTTCTTTACCGGCACCTTCGCCGCGCTCACGTTCAATCTGCTCCTGTTCCGCGTGGAACCAGTGGAGGATGTTGGTCGGTTGGTAAGGTGCTGAATACATTCACATTACTGCTCGACGTTGTGGACATACATGTCGGGGAATTCGGGATCGGTTTCGGGGTGGCACCAGCAGTCTGGCTGCATGACATGTTCGCGGCCCATGAGGGGGACGACGTGGACCTGGTCGTAGTCGACCGGCTGGGGGAAGTCAAGCTGGATCGAGGGTGAGGTGTTCACGATCACCGGTCCTGATGGTTTTGGAGGTTGTACTCCTACCTGTTGTGTGCGTCAACACACAAGGCCACTACATCTTGCGATATTCCAATGAGTGTAGAAATGTGTATATGAATATAGCTTATGACCAGTAGACGTATACACTTCATACACCGCATAATCACTCCATCGACTCACCCACCCACCGGAGACCACCATGCTTAAAGGCACCATCAAAGTCCGCACCGCCAGCAACTACGGCACCCAGCGCATCTACCCGGCGTGTGGCTGCGCCCTGCTGCTGGCCCGGTTGGCCGGGACCAAGACCCTGACCGAGGCCGCGCTGGAGACGCTGATCACCACCGGCATCACGGTCCTCCAGGACCACGGCTTCGCCACCCGGCCCATCGCTTCCGCCGCTGATCTCATTTACTAAGAGGAGAACCAGAATGAAATTCACCGTACTCAAAGCCACCGGTTGCGCCTGGCGCGGCCGTTACCTGAACCTCAACGGTCGGCAGATCGCCCGTATCACCGTTGACCCGACCGCCTCTCGCGGCCCGACACTCAGCTTCGGTGGCGGGTTCGGCAACTTCGCCAACGAC